CAATATAATTGTCATTACCTGATTGATTAAAATTAAAGGTATTATTTGCATGGTCGAATGAAAAATTAATTTCATTACCAAAACCTATTTGAGATATAGTTAAATCTAAATTATCACCACCAGAAAGTTGTTCAATATGAATATGATTATCATCTGTAGGACCAGCATATAATATTGATGCTAAAAAATATAATGGTAATAACTTATACATTTTTAATACATTTTTCTGGATGCCAAGGTGCTATCCAATATTTAAATATTATTCTTTTTATTTGCGTAAACATATATTGTCTTTTTTCCGTTTGTATAAACCGAAACTAATAATTTCCTAGTTTCCTTGGTTGATGAAGATTTCAATTCCTTCTCCGCTTCCAAATGTTATTATTCCTTGGTAACCTTCTACATTTGTATCAACAAATCCGTTACCACCAGAGGCTATAGTAATATTTATAACACCATTAACCGTTCTATATAAAATTAAATTACCATCTTCTTCAAAAACATTATATTGCGAATCCTTATTTAATCCAAATGTAGCACCTTTTAATGTCCAACCACCAACTGTATCTCCACCTTTTTGTGCATCTTCTAATGCAGATGTTGTTCGAACTAATTCTTCTACTACATCTAAAAGGTCAGGTAAAAAATCACCAGCCAATGCATCGTAATTTAATTTATCTCTTGCATCGTAATCTTCGTCCAAATAATCTTCGATGTCCTTCTCCAATTCATTATATTCTAGGTAATCAATATCAAGTATTCCTTGGTCATCATCTAAATCATTTTGTACTTGTTCTTCTATTGCTTGCTTTACTTCTTGTGGAGGATTGACAATAAACATATTATCAATCATTGATGGAGTAATACCTTGTATTTGTATAGGATTAGTTGGTATCGTATCAAGTGATGATACCATTGTTGCTTGATAAGCTTGGTTTAAAGTAATTGTACCACCTAAATTGGTTACAGTTATTTCGCCTGATGGATTACCATATTGGTCAGGTAATAAAACAATTAAGCTTCTACCTAATTCATCGATGGTTGTTGTAAAATCTGTTCCACGAATACCAATTGTGGCTGTGGGTGTTTGTATATCAATGTTTGCTTTATTAATTAATCCAAGAGAACCTGAAGCAAATCTTGCTGTTCCCATTGTAAACTTCATTGACATTTTGGATAATGATGGGTCAGGGTCGTAATATATTTCGTCTATTAATACCTCTGAATGTTCCTTTAAATCCAATTGAGCCTTATCCAAAAACTCAATTTTCATTTTACCATTTGCAGTTTCTGCAATATCGTTTAGTTCTACCTCAGGTAAATCTGCTACCTGTATTTCTTCTTTATCTCTTATAATTTGACCTGAACCGGTCTGCTCTATCACTTCGCCGATGGGGTCAGCTAAGACCCCACCGATGAATAACAAATTAAGAAGAATCGCTAGTCGAATCTTTTTGATTGATTTGAATTGTTGCATTATCACTTGTAATATCCAAAGTTATTATTGCATTTGGTGACGAACATGCTGCATTTGTTGCTGCACATGTACCAGATATTTGATTAATATCAATATCAGCACTATCGCCATTTAATTCAACGGTCATTTCATTAGCACCATCAGATTGTAATGTATTGATGTTATTAGAACTACCGGTTATGTCCCAATTCCATACAACGTCATCACTCTCCCAGTCAACATCAAAGATGTTGTTGCTACCAATGAGTATTAAATCCGCATCCAATCTTTCTGCACTGTAAACATAACCTTGGTCTAAGTCAAAAGTATTACTACTTCCTGTTACATCAAAGTTTATGTCTGAACTATCAGCACTTCCGATATATCCAATGTTCCAATCGATTTCGTTTGAATCACCTGTAAAGTCAAGCTTATATGTAGAGCTATCTGCTACAACTGGTCCAAATAAAATGTTTTGGTTCCCTGTGAAGTCTAAATCAAAATTCAAGCTGGAACCTGTAATAGACATAGCTGAGCTACTAGATGAAAAATCATCTCCGCCTATTTTATTACCAAACCCTAATTGGTCTATATACAAACTAAGTGTATCACCAGATTGTAATATATTAACTTCGTTATCATCAGTGGCTTGTGCAAAAACGAATCCAGTCGACACTAATAGTCCAGATAGGACCACACTATATAGTTTATTCATTTTCGTTATACCCCTCGATTTCCCAATAACCACGTCTGTGGCCTTGGTAGATTAATTCCAGTACTCCAGCCTCAATGGCTGTTCGCACTGCGTAAGTCACCGATTCATTATTTCCAATTCCGTCTTCGAACTCTACTAGTTGTGTTCCTTCCTCGATGAATTTAAATACATCGCCTCCAGTACCATAACTAAATACTGTTTTCCGAGTTTGTACATTTAATAATACTTCGCCTGTTAGAACCGAAATGGCTCTCATACTTATTGTGACAACATCTTGACGATATTGTCTACTTACACCAATACCAAGAGTTCGTGCGCCTCGCCCTCCTGATTTAATGTCAGTATCATAACCAATAATACCACCTTCAATAATTATTCCTGCGAATAAAAGTGGATTCAATTCTTTATATTTTTCTTGTCCTTGTTTTTTAGCAACATCTTGCCTTGCACTTCGAATGATTTGTCGTTCTCTTACTAAATGGTCTATACCATTTCTTTCAACAACACGAAACCATGAATTTTGACCTGCAGTTTTTAAAGCATCAACTACCATTTCAACTCCACCTTGAGTTACGGCTGTTGAAAAATCTGCAATACCAGGTCTTGCTTTTCTTTGTCCTGTTTTATCTGCAAAATTATATACAGCAACAACAGGCATTTCTTTTGCTGGTGGTATTTCTAATAATTCAATATAGGAAGGCATTCGAACAACTTCCGGATTTTCAACACAAATATATGGCATTGCTTTAGTAAAGATTCTACCAGATGCTTTTGCATAGTTCCATACGTCGTGATTATATTCTGGACCCCACATATTAGGATTACAATTTTGTGGATTTTCAGTCCATCTTGGAACTGCTGCACAACCTTGTAGTAATAATATTGCAGTTAAAAGATATTTAACCACCACCATCTCCAGCGCCAGTATCCGGGTCTTGACCAAAGTTACCTGTTCCTACAGGTATTTCTATAATTGTTGTTGTACCTTCAGTATCAACAATAGTCATTTTTATAACATCGGTTCCGTCTTCGTTAGTTATAACTTCCCATGTTATAATACTACCTTCAAGTGCAAATGAACCAAAGTTTGATGCAGTGTCATTACTGAACATTGATTCAACTAATTGCTTGGATAGTTGAGCATATATTCTGCTTTCTAAGTTTCGAATAAACTTTGCGAGTGTTGTGTTTTCAGCTTCTCTTTGAGCTGCCTTTGCTGCAGATTCCAAAGCTTCTTCTATGGCTTTCTTTCTGCTATGTTCTTGATTTTCAATAGTGAGATAATGTGCACCAGTACCTGCTCCACTGAATGATGGATTTTTAAATTGATGTACAATCGGAGATGCTTGCACATTTGGCGAAACTGCCATAATTGATATTATGAATAAACTAGCTAGAGTTATTATTTCTACCTTTTCTTTTAACTTGTCTTTTTTGCTCATTTTCTTTATATTCCAATACTGTATCTACTTTTTGTTGGAGTCTAATTAGGTCCTGGTCTAACATTCGCATCTGGTCAATCACTTTTATTAATTGAAAATGCATCTTCTCAATTGCTGGGTCTATATTTTCATTTATAAAACTATAAACAAAATATACGAAATAACCTAACCCTATAACCATAACTGTTGGAAAACCATAATCGGCCACCAACTGAGCCACTGTACCCATTTCTTCCATACTAATCTCTTCTTACGTCAAGTTTGCCATCTTCAATGAAATTTTCTGCTCTTGCAATCCTTTCAATGTCAGGTCTTAATTCTAATGCACTACTTACTAATAAGTCTATTTTAATCATTTCATTACTCATTGTTCGTGCTCTATTCTCCAGAGATTCACAGAACATAGTAAGTGTGCTTATATCGTCAACAATACCTTCAAATATTTGTTTTATGATGATGAATATAAAATATCCCATGACCAGAGCACCCGCGATAGGTAACCCTAAATCTTGAAATATTGCTAGTGCTTCTTCCACTAGTTACTATACCCAACTCCTACTGCTAAAGAAGTTGCGACACCTAATAATGTATCAGTAGAGGCTTTTTCTATATAAGCTATTTCGCCTGCTGCTAATGTGACAGTTCCTAAAACTTCTCCACCTGAACTTGCTCGAGTAATAAGTTGAACTGATGTTTTATTATTTAATACTCTTACAACTTTTGCAAAGCTCACATTTGTAGCTGACCCTAAATTAACCTCAGGTCCTAATAATTTAATTGTACTTGCCATTTTGAATTCCTATAATATTATTTTATGTATCTATTTATAACAAAAAGGCCCCTATTTGGAGCCTTTTATATAAAATTATAACTAATTACTTTTTAGTTGTAGTCTTTTTTGGTCTGCCTCTTTTTGCTGGTGCCTTTTTTGGCGCAGCCTTCTTAGCGGCAGGTTTTTTTCTTGGCTTACGCTTTGGTGTTTTACCATCTACATAAGCTTCATTGACCTTAGGTGTTGATTTATCATCAGCAACATAATGACCCTTTGCATTTCTAGCTCTTACACCAGTAGCTTCAGGTTCAGTATTATCAAAAAGTCTTTTCAACCAATTAAACATATTTCCTCCATTATTTATTATATTTATAGTTTATCAACTCTTCCCAACGGAAGTAGTTCTTTCTCTCATGACACCAAAACCAACCTTTATTGGTTCCTATATCTCCTCGAGTCTTTTCATTAGCCTTTCGGCTCTGTTTGTCACTTGCTTGTACCATCTTGAATCTCTGCCTTCTTTTGCAGCCTCCTTCCAATCACCACTTTGCAGCGCTGCATTATGGCGTTTGAATTTACTCAAGCGCGTGAGTCCCATATTAAACATCATGTTTGCGATGATTTGTTTTACCTCTTCTGGGTAACCATCCCAACCATCATGTAATTTTTTACAATCTTCTATTACTACTTGTACATCTTGTTCGAAACATTCGCTAACTCTATCCTCTGAGACTGGAGTACCCACCGGTAACCCATGTTCTCCGTCCCGTTCAAGAACGAGGTGACCAATTCCAAATGTTGGATAACCAAGATGGTCATTATAAATTTCATACACTACTCCTTCATCTATTTTTAGTGTTTCTTTTAATTGTTCTATATTCATATCTGTATCCTTTTTAAAAAACATATTATTTATCCTTATGGAGCAGCGAATCCTCTTTTTGCAATCATACTAACAGCAAATGATGATGAGGTAGCAGTATAGTCTGTTCCATTTAATGTTGCTTTTACATTAAATCGTACATCGTTAGTCTGGTCTGAAAAAAGTACAGCATTGCCTAATCTTGCTTCTCCATTATCATTAAAATTACTATAATTTGCAGTAACTCTATGATAAAAATATCTATAACTTGATGTTGGTATACTATGATATGTGTTTTCAGCTAAACTTCCACCTGTAGTAGTACCAGGCCATACTGCTGCAGGACTTCCATTACCCTGAGTAAGGGTTGCAATAGCTACACTTCTATTATGATATTCATAATTACATGTCCATGTTGCGCTTCCAAGCCCTATATAATCTATTTTTTGTTCCCATACAAGTGCCTGAGCCGCCTGTGTTCCACTAAAAAATCGTAGTAAAATTCTATCATTTGCTGTATCATGTTTAAAACCAATCGTTGCAAAAGCTCCTACCTGTACATTAACCTGCTGCGAAAAGTGTTCTCTTCTATAGTTAAAACCAGTTAGACCTGTGTTACCTTGAAGATTATTACCTAATAGATAACCGTTAGAAAGATTTGGAAATGAATCAAGCTGAAGATTAATATATCCACCAAATTCACCCATTCCGTATGGAGCTCCTGTTAATCCTCCACCTGGTGATGTATAACCAGATATGGTCGAGGTATGTGTAGTATTTGCAGCACTTTCAGATTGTGTTTTTAAAGAAACATTAGTACCACCTGGAAGTGTATCATTTACCTCTCCATAAATGTTACCTAACGAAATATTAGTTGTTCCTATTGCCATTACTTAATAATTCCTGCTATTAAATCTTCAAAGGCTTCTACTTTTTCTGTCCTATTTGGCCAGTAAATATAATCCTTTTCTGGGTTTGCTTTTAAATTTGATAATAAAGGTAAAATTGCATTATACAATTTATTTAACTTCTCTTCGTTTTGTTCAGCCGATGCTGCAACGGTGGAAG